CGCTGTGCAGTATTTATATGCCATAGTTGCTTCCTCCTTTTGTGTGTTTATAAATCATAATTAACTTGTTGTCACCGATTTAATTTCAAAATCTGACGCACTCCATTCCTCTGTTGTATTTTGTGCACCTGGACCTGAAGGATTAGATCCACCAAAAGCCAGTGCGCTAGTGGCTGCTCCAGCACCAGCTAAACTATGTCTTCCAGTAGATAAATCTGATACTTCCGTCCATGAAGATCCGTCCCAAAGTTCAGTGACTGCTCTATTTGGATTACCACCAAAAATTAAAAATGCATCTGGAGCTCCAGCAGTGGTGGCTGAATTTTGATATCTTGCTGTGTTCACATTAGAAATTGCTGTCCAACTTGATCCATCCCAAGATTCAGCTGAATTTGAACTTCCTGGATCGTCTCCTGCAGCTGCTATGGCTGCTGTATAAACTGTTCCTCCACCTGATCCATAAAGCTTTCTAGCCGTGCCTAAATCATTAAGTTCTGTCCAAGAAGAGCCATTCCAATATTCTGTTTTGGAAGATAATGGAGGTTCTTCTCCTCCAAAAATTATTCCAGAACTATTTGAAGCTCCTGCTCCTGCTCCCGCCGTTCTACCTGTATTCATTTCTGTAGTTTCAGTCCAAGAACTTCCATTCCAAGATTCAACTAAACTTCCTGGACCACCACCTGATACTATTCCTGAAGTAGAAGTTCCAAATTGACCTTGCGCATAACTTCTTGCAGTATTTATATCATTAACTTCTGTCCAACTTGAACCATTATATACTTCTACGTTAGCTTTTGATCCTGGAGAACCTCCAGCAGCTAAAGCTGCATCACTACTTACTCCCATTGATCCCATATTATCTCTAGCAGTATTTAAAGCTCCACCAGATGACCAAGAGCCACTAGCTAAACCTTTTCCTATATTTTTAAATTGTCCTGTTGATGAATTGTAGTAAAAGTCTCCAACAATCGCGTCAGCATAATTTGCTGCGTCTGTTGGTTGTATACCTGAGAAAGTCCACTCTTCTGTTGCTGCTGTTACTCCAGGTGAAGTAGATCCACCAAAAGCTAAACCCGAAGTGCTTGAACCACTACCATGATGTTGTTCTCTACCAGTTGCTAAATCAGCAACTTCTGTCCAAGCCGATCCGTTCCAATCTTCTGTCACAGATGAATATGTAGTTGTGTAACCAGCAGAAATTAAAGCTGCAGTAGAACTTGGTCCACTTGATCCCACTCCTCTTCTTGCTGTGTTTAAATCTGTAGACTCTGTCCAAGTTGAACCATTCCACTGCTCGTGAACACCTACATTAGCAGTTCCATTATATCCGCCTGCTGCTAAACCAGCAGTATAAACTCCTGATGCCCCTAAACTATGTCTAGCTGTATTTAGATCATTTAGTTCTGTCCAAGAAGAACCATTCCAATATTCATTCAAATTTAAAACTTCTGATCCTGGTGAGTTATCTGCACCACCAATTATATTACCCGCTGTTTGAATTCCAAAACCTCTAGCTAGAGATTTTCCTGTATTATTTTCAGCTATTTCTGTCCAGCTTGATCCGTCCCAAGATTCTACAGCCGTGCCTGCTAGTGGACTTCTAGAATCTGCTGCAATTGAAGCAGTGGCTGTACCAAAACCTGCTAAACCATTTCTAGCTGTGTTCAAGTCATTAACTTCAGTCCATGAAGTACCATTGTAATTTTCAGTGAGAGCAGAAACTGAACCAGTATCTCCTCCAAAAGCGATTGATGATGTTAATGTTCCTGCGCCTGATCCTGATAAAAAGTTTCTAGCTGTATTTAAACTACCACCAGATGACCATGCTCCTGCATAGGGATTATCTGCCAATGCTTGTGCAAATGGTGTTGGATCTTCAGATCGGGTTTGAACGTGAAATCCCTTTATCTCTTTATAGCCAGCCATGGATTATTTATCCCTTAATAGCCAACCTTGAGTAGAATCAGAATATACCAATGTGAACCCAGCTCTTTCTGTTGAAACCGTTAGATCCGCTGCTGTTCCCATGATTGGTTGTGAGTTTCTACCTACGGTTAGATTGTTTGTATCGAATGTTCCTGCATAATCAATAATTGAAACTTCATCTCCTTGAGTTGGTGATGAAGGTAAAGTCATTGTAATTGCTGAAGATGTTGTGTTAACAAAATATCCATATCCTGCAGTCATCGTTGCATTAGTTGTTGCAACTGCTTGCCATGCTGTTCCGCCTGATACTTCAGCAAAAGATAACTGACCAACACCTGTTGTGCCAGATCCTGTTACTGATGCAACTTTTAAATATCTATCTGCTGTAACATTTCCAGTGGGGAATTTTAGTGTGTAGCTCTGATTATTTGAATGCGCTGGAGATTGTAACTTTATTCCGTGGGAGTTATTTTCACAATTTAAAACTAACGTTCCAGGGTTTGTATTACCACCAATAACTACTTCACCAGTTCCATTTGGTGTTGCAGTAATCGCTCCGTTTGCTCCATCTGTAATTGTAATATTACCAGAGTTTGTTCCTGAATTTGTGTCTAAAACTAAATCATATGCACCGCTTGATGTTAAAGTTGCAGCAGCTGATCCTGTACCAACTTTAAGTTCACCAGTTCCTTTTGGTGATAATTCTAAATCAATATTTGAGTCACCACCAGCAGCTCCTAATTTAGCACCAGAACCTGTAGCAGCATTTGTAATTTCTAATTGGTTAACAGCAGAAGATGTAGTTTGAAAAATTAATTGCTCATTTCCATTTTCATCTCTAATTCCATGATCATCATCAAAATCAATCATGAAAGAATTAGTATCTAAATTACCACCTAATTGTGGTGATGTATCATCTACAAGATCACTTGCTAATGCAACAGAAGCAAGGTTTGGATTAGTGCCATCATCAGCTTTTGCATAAACTAAAGATGTTTTACCGTTTGCTACCGCAACTGAATCACCAGAACCTGTAGCGTATTTAAATGTTACAGTTTGAGATCCAGATGTTGAATTTTTTAAAATATAAAAATTTTGTACATCAAGAGGGATAGTTACATTTCTGCCTGATGTTAATGTTCCCGTAAATTCAATAATTCTATGTGCAAGAGTTGCACCTGTTCCGCCATCTGTTACTGATAAAGTTGTATCTCCCGAGTCTGATACTGCTTGTGTGGTATAGCCACCAGAAATCTGTTCTACTATATTTAAATTAGTATTTGTTTTTGTACCCCATGTACCTGCATTTTCACCAGTTGCCTGTAGTTCAATACCCAAGGGTGTATATGTCGATGCCATTAAGCTGCTTCTCCTGTTACGTCGTTATAGCTTGTATTTGAGCCAGTTGCAACATCCGAATATGATGTATTCGAACCCGTTGAAATATTACTATACGACGTGTTACTTCCAGTGTCAATATTAGCGTACGCTAATACATTTACTGCTCCTACACCAACTGTAGAGGATTGTCCAGTTAATCCCATAACTTGATCTTTTGGATCTATCGTGCCTACCGAAGCTGCAGCAGAAACTCCTGTTAATCCCATAACATCTGCAGGTGTTAAAGAACCAGTTGACATGGTTGCTGATACTCCTGTAGGTGTTGCAACTGCAGATCCTAACCCTACTAATGTTCCTAAAGTAAATTCTGCTTGTACGCCTGTTAAAATTGCTGCATCATTTGGAACGACAACAGAACCTTGTCCCGATGTTATACCAAAACCTGTTAAATTAGCTTCGTGAGAAGTTACACCTTCAGCTGTTCCTTGTGATGAAGTTATCGCTTGACCAGTTACAGATACATCTTCGTTTGGTGAAACTGCTGTTCCTTGACTTACAGTTACTGATTGTCCAGTTAATCCCATAAATTGATCTGCAGGATCAATTACACCAATGGCTGCAGTAGAAGAAATTCCTGTTAGAGCTGTTGTAACCTCTATAACATTTGTAATTGAATTAACTGATGATTGAAAAGATACTCCGCCTACTTCAACTGTTTTCGGAATCACTGGTGAAATAGAACCAGTTGTTCCAGTAGCAGAAACACCAGTTGGTTCTACGGTTACTGTAATTACGTTAGAAATTGATCCAATAGAAAATGTAGATGATATGCCTGTTAATGAAACTGTTTCGTCTGCAAGATTTCCCCACTCACCATCATTCCAAGCTTTAGCACCCCACCCTGTTGCAAGAACAGAATTTTCATTCCAATAAGCTCGGCCCCAGGTGAATCGACCCCATCCTGTTTGAACCGACATAGTGGTCCTCCTATGCTAATCTTATGATCGCGTTTGTAGCGTCTGCTGTTGGAAACTGAATTGTGAAAGTTCCGTTAGTTGCTGTTTTATCAGAACCAAAAGCAATTGCACAAACAGCTGCATTAGAATCAGAAGAGTTATAAATTAAAGCACCGTTTGCTGTGAAAGATGCAGATGAATAACTTACATCAGAAAAATCGCAAATTGCAGTTGTGCTTGATGCGACTGGAGTTACGCTTGTTAACGTAGCACCACCAGATGTGTAAGCAGTTCCAGATGTATTTGTAATTTCTTCTGAAGTTGAAAACGCAGTAGTTGATGCACCAAGAGTTGCATCACTGTCATATAAAGCAATTTTAAAAGTGTCACCAGTTGTTGCTGTAAAATTGTGAACACCTTTTAATAATTCTACTTTAAAACTTGTACAAATTGCCGATGTTATTGCCATATTTTATCTCCTAAGGGTTTACTGAGTTAATTGGTATTCTAACGGCTCCGTCTGTGTAGTCGTCTCTTCTACGTCTACCAATTTGCTCGTTTGCAAACTTCTGTACTTCTTCTTTATACTTTGTTTCGTATAAAGTCAACATATCTGCAGGACCCTTTAAAAACCCATAAGTCTCAGATAAACAACAGTATAATAAGCCATTTGGGAAGTTTAAACTGATATAATTAGTAGTATTATCTGAAGCTAAAGTGGCTGGCATCTTGTTGTAATGAACTCTAAATTTGTAATTTGTATTAGGAGTAGGAGCTAAAAAGATACGTCCAGAATTAGTATCTCCATCTCCAGTGGCACCACCAAACATAGCATAATATTTTGGTTTACCTTGTGCTGCAGATGTCCCTGTAATGGGTTGATACTCTTGTAGGTATGTTACGTCTTTTTTTTCTAACCAAGTGTTTGATCCAGTAAGCACGGCACTTGAATCGTAGACCTGTATACCTCTAATAAATAAAGCTCCACCTGGAGCGTTAATTGTTTCTTGCCCTGGAACTAAATTACCAGACTGTTGTTTTCTATCTGAATCAATCGGAATATCACGCATAATTCTGTATTGCGCGTTTAAAATAATATTCTCTAATTGATCAGTAGATAAAACATTTGAATCTACCTCTGTGTAGTTTCTAATTTGTGTAACTAATCCTGAATAACTTATTCCTGCCATTATGCTGATAACGTGACTGGTCCAACGGAACAGCCTTCGCCTCCTCCTTTTACTCCCCCTTTTGTAGCAGTATCTGTATCAACTGTAAAATGAAAAAAATTAGCTACAGAGTAGTCACTAGTATTTCTAGCGTCGTTTACATATAAACCTGTTGTAATTGTATATCCCGCCGCCTTTGCAATATTAACTCCTGATATGCCATCAAAACTTTGAGGATTTGTAAATTGAAAAGTTCCTCCAGCTGCTGTAACTGCTAAAGGTGCTCCTCTAAATCTTTTAGTATCACCATTTGTTATACCATGTCCTGGAGCAGTTACGTTTATAATTCCAGAGCCAGAAGAATAAGTTTCAAAAGCATCTATTGGTAATGAGTATGGAACACCTGGTTCTGTTCTATCTGGTCTAACATTACGTAAAGATATTGCATCACCATTCATAGGTTTAGGTTCTAACTGTGGTTGTTTTGGTTCAAACTCTGATATATGAACTAAAGCTCCATTCCACTCTCTAACCATTTCTCTATAAGGAAATTCTAAACCAGACCTATCTGATATTGCTTTTGAGTGTTTACCTGTTGCGTACTTTGCCATTATGTACCTGGGTAGTAAGCTTTAGGTGTAATATACGTGCTTGAAGCTGACCCATCCTCTGCTAACGCTCTTGCTAATTCATCTTCATATAATAATTTTTGAGTTTGAATTCTATCTGGAGCATATTTTTGTGCTAAGTAATATGCAAGTCCTGATACCATACAAGGCACAAATCTAAATGGCACATCGGTTGCATTTGTATAATCCCCGACATCTTGTATTCTTTTAATAAAATAGAAATGCATGTCTTTGGACGCGTTTGTAGAATCTGGTGTTGGATAAACGTGTATTCTAACTTTGTCTATAAATCTCTCTACCCAATATTGATTAGGTGTTCCTTTTGATAATTTATTTGAAAACGCTGCATAAGTAGATCTATCCACTTTTGTCATTGGACTATCTGCTTGAGTTGTTTGAGTTCTGTTTGATCTTAATTGTGCTTCCAATACGTCAGACATTCCATAGATACCGTTTGATGGTGTTGTAGTTGCACTTGTGCCATCATCACTTGATCTAAAAAAATCATAATCAGATTGTCCTTCAATCAAGTCAAGGTTAGTTTCATCTATTTCCCAATAGTGAATACCTCTATTACCCCATTCTTGAAAAAGAACATTTAAAGATCTTCTTGCGTTTTTTAACTGGTAACCAGCTACGCTCTGTAATCCAATACGTTCAAATGCTTCTTCTACTATTTCATCAATAGAAAAAGTTTTGTCGAACGTAGCTGTTCCCGAAGTTGTATTAGCCATTCAAACTCCTACGATTCGTAAACTTTAATCCATTCACAAACAACTGTAGCGGTATCTCCTGCAGTACATGCGGGTAATGTTATATTAACATCTCCAGTAAAACCACTTGCTTCAGTGTTTTTTAATCCACCAAAAGAAGAGTAGTCATACTCCATTTCACCATTCATAGTTAAAAACACTACATCTGATGTAGCATCCCATAACATTCTGAGTGCATCTACCTGTGCTGTTACTGAAACATTAAAACTAACTTTATTTAACCTTACTTTAGTGCAAGCTTTACCATTGTTAGTTGCTAATGCAGATACATCAACAATCTTTGTTGTGCCTCCAGAATTATCAGAAACTACGTTGTAGTGGGTGATAAGTTTTTTTGATCCGTCAAATACAGTTGTATTTAATACTGTGTCTGCCATTTTTTGTCCTCCTTTTAAAGAGCGCCTGCATCACCAGGCGCTCCGAGTTATCTATTAACTATCAGCAAAAGGTGTTGCTTCGGTACCTGTACCGATTAACACAGCTTCTACTAAATATACGTTGTCTTCAAGTGCAGTGATAGTAACTGTACTACCTTTGTCTCCACCTGTAGTTCCACCGTTCATGCTTATAACATCATTACTTGATCCTGGAACAAATGAACTGTTTGTACCATCTGCAACATTTACAACAGTTGCGTGACCAACAAATTTGTCAGTTCCGTCTGTTTTAATATCGCAGTCAGAGCAATCTGTGCCTACAAAAAATTTGTAGACAGCACCTAAGTGACTGTTCACATTAGGGTCATTGTCTCCAGCAGAAGCACCTTTGCTATCCGCTTTAATTGTTGGAAGTGTAATAGCACCATCAGCATCATTTACTTTGATAACTTTACCTGC